CCGACAAAGCCTTCTGAGTGGGGTTCTAACGTAAGCGCTACGTTTAGAGGTGGCGCTGGTGTGCAGCACTCTAGTGGCGCTGCGGGTGCATCTGATGGGGGTAGTAATTATGGCGCTGGCTCAGGCGGCTCTGCGTCTGAGAGCGGTGCAGGGTCTTCTGCAAACGGATCTAGCGGCGCTATATTTGTAACTTATTATGAGATAAACACATGACGCTGGTTCCCCTCGACATCCCCGCCGGTTTCTACAGAAACGGTACTGACCTTGAGCAGTCTGGCCGGTGGCGTGATGGTAGCTTGGTCAGATGGCGTGACAACAGCTTACGCCCAATCGGAGGCTGGCAGGAGCGCAAGACATCGTTCTGCACGAATGTCGTGAGAGGAATGCACACATGGGAAGCAAACAACGGCACTGCCTATGTGGCTGGCGGTTCTTATAACGAGCTAGTCGCGATGACAGGCAACGGAACCGTGTATGACATTGCGCCAACAGACTTAACGGCTGGCCGCGAGGACGCAGAGGTTGAAACGGGATACGGCTACGGCTTCTATGGCGATGGTTTCTATGGAACGCCAATCCAGCAAAATGCTAACGCCGTTCCAGAAGAAGCTACGCAGTGGAATATAGATAATTGGGGCGAATATCTTGTTGCCGCCAACAGAGATGACGGGCGCTTGCTCGAATGGCAGCTAAACCCAGCAGTAAAGGCGGCTCCGATTGCAAATGCCCCTACCGGAAATCTTGGCTTAGTCGTAACAGAAGAGCGTTTTATTTTTGCTTTGGGTAGCGGGAGCAACCCGCGTAAGATTTCATGGTGTGATCGTGAAAACAACACAGTATGGACGCCAGCAGCTACAAATGAGGCTGGTGACATTGAGCTTGCCGACAGCGGCCAGATCATGCAGGGCGTTAGAACACGCGGCCAGACGCTTATCCTGACAGATACATCAGCCCACACAGCGCGATACCTTGGCCCGCCTTATGTGTATGGCTTTGAGCGTGTTGGCACATCATGTGGGGCTATATCCCGCAAAGCTGCATCTGATGTTGATATGGGCGTGTTCTGGATGGGCCAGCGTGGTTTCTTTAGGTTTGACGGAAACAGCGTTCAGGAAATACCCTGCGATGTCTTTGACTATGTGTTTGGTGACTTTAATCCAGCGCAGCAATCAAAGGTTTGGTCGTTTGCCAACGGCCAATACGGCGAGGTTTGGTGGTTCTATTGTAGCGGAAATTCAAATGAAATCGATCGTTATGTCGCATACGACTATAAAGAAGGCCACTGGTTGATTGGCAACCTGTCTCGCACTGCTGGCGTTCAGCGCGGTGTTTTCCGCTATCCATTTATGGCGGGTCACAACGCAGACAGCGACATCTATGAGCATGAGGTTGGGTTGAACGTAGATAGCTCATCAATCTTTGCAGAAAGCGGGCCAATATCTATTGGTGCTGGGGATCAAGTTGCGCGTGTTACTGAGCTTATTCCTGATGAAAAAACGCAAGGCGATGTCAACGTCACGTTTAAGACACGGCTTTATCCAAATGGCGCTGAAACAAGTCATGGGCCATTCACAACTGCAAACCCAACATCAGTAAGGTTTACTGGGCGACAAGTTCGTATGCGGGTTGATGGAGCGATCTTATCTGACTTTAGGGTCGGCAACATGCGAATTGATATGAAAGCTGGGGGCCGTAGGTAATGCCGGTTCCAGTATTACCCCCTATTGGCCCAGACTTGCGCCAGTGGGGGCGTCAGCTAACAATATACTTGCAGCAAAACCTAGCAAAGCTTGGATTTAAAACATCAACGGATAATCCGTCTGAAAACGGCGTCATCCTATGGGACAACGTGAACGGCTACCCTGTCGTGTCGAAGAATGGCGAGTTTCGGCAGATTGTTCTGGAAGATGGTCACGCTGACTTTATGAAAACGGCTGATGTCGTGCCGGTAGCAGCAAACACAGCGTACAAGCTGACTTACGATGCTCCCACCGGCAACGACGGAATAACACAGGGAACGCCAGCTTCAAGGATTGTTTTTGAAGAGGCTGGCGAATATGTCGTGTCGTTCTCCGCGCAAATATCATCGACATCAGCCAGCACGGTTCACTTCTACTTCTGGCCCAGCGTCAACGGAACAAACGTAGCCAACAGCGCGCTAACGACTGCGCTACACCAGAACAACGCCACGCTGGTCACATCGCGCACACAGATATTCACTGTTGCGGCAAATGACTACTTAGAAGTGAATTACATGATTGACAGCACAAGTGGCTTTCTGAATTACACCGCAGCGTCTTCGCCGGTGCCAGCAATCCCCGCGTCAACTTTAGCGATTACGAGGCTGCACGGATGAAGGACATTTATGTAAACCAATTAGAGCGCTGCAAGCCTTGGATAGAGGATGCTTTAGAGTATTGTGGCGGCACACATGAATGGGAAGATATAGCTAGTGGCATTGCGGATGGCCGTATGCAGCTATGGCCCGCGCCCAAGGGGTGTATTGTTACTGAAATTGTGGTATATCCTAAGAAGCGAGTTTTAAACATATTCTTAGCTGGTGGCGAATTGGATCAGATTTTAGACATGGACAATGATGTTAAGGCATGGGCAAAAGAACAAGATTGCGAAGCTGCGATCATGGCGGGCCGTTTAGGGTGGAAAAAACCGTTAGCGCCGTTAAATTGGAAAATGCTACACGCAAACTTTATTAAGGAGTTTTAAAAATGTCTGGTGGCGGTGGATCATCTACAACAAAACCAACAGTTCCTAAGTTTTTAGAAACTGGTTATCAGCAAGGTATAGGAATGGGCCGCGACTTGTCGGCAATGCCTTATACGCCTTTTTATGGGCCAGATGTTGCGGCCATGTCGCCATTAGAGCAAGCTTCTTTTCAAGGCACTGATGTTATGGCAAGCGCATTCGGTATGCCCACATCTGGCGGTCAGCAATATCTTCCTGCGCCTACTCAATTTGAGGGTGGAGCTATGGGTTATTCTTCAGCGCCAATCTTTGAACAAGCAGTCGGTGAATTGAGAACAAGACGCCCAGCGCAAGCCGATTATTATAATAGTTTTTTCATTGATCCTATGACGGGTGAAATGGGAGAACGGACAATAGAAAAACAGCCTGTTGCATTAGAGATGCAAGGCGGCGGTAGAAGGGGAAAGTAATATGGCGGGCGGTGCAAATCCACAAATGGCTCAACCGGCTATGAACCCTTACACGGCTGCGGCTGGTGCGCAGGGTGCGGCAATGGGCAGAGTTGGTCAGGGTCTTACGCAAACTGCGGCTGGCGGCATGGGCGCTTATCAAAACCCCTACGAAACTCAAGTGGTTCAGCAATCATTGCGCGATGTAGGAACACAAGCGCAAATGGGCTTAAACCAATTAGATGCGCAAGCGCAGCAAGCTAGAGCTTTTGGTGGTTCGCGGCACGGTATAGCAACAGGAGAGGCGCTGAAGGGCTACAATCAGCAAATGGCTGACACAGCTGCCCGAATGCGGCAACAGGGCTTCCAAACGGCTCTAGGAGCTTCTCAGGCAGATTTAAATCGTCAGCTAGGCGCAGCGGGTCAATTGGCTGGCATGGGTCAGCAATCTTTTGGTTACGGTCAGGCAATACAGCAGCAGCAAATGCAGCAGGGCCAGCAGCAGCGTCAAATGATGCAGGATCTTATAAACGCTGGAAAGCAACAATATGCGGGATATACTGGCGCTCCGCAGCAGGGATTGGCTACGTTCTTGGGCGCAATGTCTGGTGTGCCTAACTTGCAGGGTCAGCAGCAAGGTTATAACGCAGGATTTCTTGACTATCTTATGGCGGCTGGTCAATTCGCTTAGAGGATTTTTAGATGAGTATGAACCCAAACCAAGCACCTAGAAGCGGCCTATTAGGTTTACTTGATCGTGTAAGGCGTCCAGATGAGGAAACCGGCTTAAACTTTGCAAACCGTTTGGGCATGGCGGCATCTGTTCTTAATCCTATGAACCCACAATCTGCTAATTACCGGCAGCAAATGATGCAGTCTGGTCAAGCTAGAATGCAGGGTCAGGCTCGCAACCGCACTATAGCAGAGCTTCAGAAACGCGCTGATGCGGGCGATCAAGTTGCAGCACGTTATCTGCAAGCGGTACAATCACGCGCTCTGGACGCTTCTCAGGGCTTTTCAGGATATCTTGGTGAGGATCAGGCCAACGAGAGATTTCGCCAGACTGAAGCTGCTGCAAACGCTAGGGCAATGTTGGCGGCTGGTGCTGCTCAAACAAACGCTCAACAAGCTGCTCAGTTGGCTGCTTCAAAAGCGGTTATAGACGCTAGAAAAGAATTTACTGGCTTGCAACCTGTTAAGGAATTTTCAAAAGTTAGCTTTGCATATTCGCGTGTTGTTCGTTCTGCCCTTGATCCGTCACCAGCGGGTGATTTAGCGTTGATCTTTAATTTTATGAAAGTTCTAGATCCGGGGTCTGTTGTGCGTGAAAACGAATTTGCTACTGCGCAAAACGCAGGATCAGTAGATGAGCGTGTAAGAAGTCTATATAATAAAGTTAGAGAAGGCACCCGATT